GGATCCGACTGTCTTAGCAAAATCAGTTGCAAATATGTTTACTCAAGACGAAAATGGCGCAATAACTTCTTCGCAACCCGTTGATCATGATGTGGAGGCGCAAGAACCAACTTCAGGGTTTAAGAGTGCCACTGGACTTGGATAAATATGTGTATCAATCAACGTGATTTGAAAGAATATCAAGTGATTATGGCAAAGATGTCTAGACTTGCTCCTCTTTCTAATCAAGACAAACAATTCTTGTACGAGCACAATTTAAAACAAAAATACGATGCATATGTTGTAGTATTAAGTGTCGTAGAACAACTCAATAGGAGTAACGTGTCTTCCTAGGTAAAATTATCGGAAAAATTATTAAATTGATCCTCTGTTTAATCGGAGGACTACCCCTGCTTCAAACACTTGCGATGGTATTCTCTTGTGTTCCGATTCCATTTGCTAAAAATGGCGGATTCAATTTCCAAGCAAGTAAGTTTGGGCAGTTTTTATCAAGTATTAAGAGCAGCATCGACAGAGGTGTGGATGCCGTAAAGGATTTCTTTTCTCAAAATTTCATCAATCCAATCAGAGATGGAGTGCGTGATAAACTTCTATCTCCACTTGATAGAGATATCTCTAGTCCATTGAATGATATCAATGAGTTTTTAGACAAATATACAGCAAACAATTATGCAGGACTAGAAGCATCCATACCAGAATTATTTTCTAAGACCGATTCAAGTGTTGTATCTGCTCGAAACAACCTACTAAATTGTCTTGGGAAAGTAAACACCAACACAGACAATTACAAAGTTGGTCCATTTATGTTGGGTGAATTGATTAATATGGCTGAATCTTCTGATTCACTTGCTAAAGCAATCCGCGAATACGAGCAACATACCGATAACCTTTCTGGACTAGGTGGTGCTGGATCTGCATTAGAACTGCAAAGACTATATGGCAACGTTTCATATTCAGGTGCAAATGTTAATATTGCATCTAGCGTTGTTGTTTCGCCAAATCTAAGTTCAAGTCGATATCCGATAGTTGATATTGGTGATACGATTGTTGTTTCATCAGAACAAAAGATAGTTGTAGATAAAACATTCACTGCCACTTCTGGTGGTGCAGCGGCTAACGTTTCTGTGGATGTTCTAACAGATAATGTCAAGATAATCACAGCAAACGTTGCAACTCTAAATTTGGCAAACAGTTTGCTTGAAACAAGTGGAACGCTCACACTTAATACAAACATGTACATCTCTGTTAATGGAGAGGTGCGTCAGGTTAATACAATTAATACTCTAGGTGATTATCTAACCGTATATTATCCATTTTATAATTCTGCTGTAGCACAAACTCTATACAAAGAAACTTCATTTAATGTGAACAGCGCTTTCAGCACAACAAGCACCAATCAAGAACTTAAAGTTAGAAAATCACTAGTCTGTAATTCAATTTGCTTGGACAATGTCATCACTGGTAATGGCACAAGTTTCACATCAGACTTGGTTGCGAATAATAAAATTCTATATGATTCAAGAGAATATATCGTTGTTTCAGTCACAGATACCACGATTGTCGTCGACGATTATGTGAGAGCTGCTAACAATTTCGCAGTCTATAAAGTTACGAATGAGACTCCATTTGTCGGATTAGATGAAGATCTAGTTGATCCAGACGGTATTGTAAATGCATTCACTCTTCCAGGATCAATCACTGGCGATCCAACGTATATGGATGGAATGGTAACAAGAGTCCGCAGAGCGAACGGAATTTATCAGACCGTAAGTGCATCAAAACCAACTGATGCGGCGCAAGCACTATTCCAAGATGAGTTGATGCGTAGAACTCGAGAAATCTTAAATCAAATGAGATATGATCTAAGAAATGATGCAGTTCGCAGTCTTTCAAACGCAGATACTGTTTTGGCGATAACCAATATCACCAATCAGTTAACAAATGCGCGAGATGATGTCAGAAATATCGTTGAGCAGGATATTGCAGTTTTAAATCAGGCGAAAAATCTCGTTAAGGGGATGGTCAAGTTGTTCTCCCTCTCTTGCTCTAAGAAAAAGAGAAAGGACACTGGGGCAAATGATTCAGATGAATATCTGGATATTATTCTTTATCCAAACCCACAGCGGCAGGGGTGTAATGCCACAACCAGCGACTTTATCGTAATTCTAGACGACTTTGATCAAGAATACAACGATCCTGGATTCAACAATAACGATGTAACAGCAAATACGACTATTCCAAACTTCGGTGAGCTGGATGAATTGGACGGTGTAGATGGTCCATTCCCACGTCAGACAACTGGAACTGGAACTGGTGAAGCCGATACTGGTGTTGATAATAATGATCCAGATGTGAACGTCCCAGAAGATCCATGCGCGAAACCATGCTAAATAACAAAAAGGTACAAGAAGTACAAGAATGTCACTTGATGTAAGAACATACAAAGACCTCGACCTCAAATTGTCAGCCCATCCAGTTACTAAAGACGTTGTCAAAAGAACTGGAAACTCGGCGATAATCGGAGCACTTCGAAATCTTTTGTTGACAAATCCATATGAAAAACCATTTCAGCCTGGATTTGGGACTCGCGTTCGCTCTTTACTCTTTGAAGACGTTTCTCAGATTACTGCTAGTGTTTTGCAGACGGAAATTCAGAATTCAATTAAAAATTTTGAACCACGTGTTGGAATTGATGCTATTCGTGTTCAGGCGCAACCTGATCAAAATCGTTATGCCATTACTCTAAGATTCTTTATTAATAACGTAGAAGCACCTATTACAATTAACTTTTTCCTCGAAAAGGTTCGCTGATGGCAAATACCGATCAAAAACTTGTGGTATCAGAACTAGACTTTTCCACAATCAAAACCAACCTAAAGAACTTCTTACGCGATCAGCAAGAATTTACTGATTTCGATTTTGAAGCCTCTGGTATGAGTACCTTGCTGGACATCCTAGCATATAACACACACTACATGGCATTCTATAATAATATGATTGCCAACGAGATGTTCCTTGATACAGCACTGATTCGCGACTCAGTCGTTTCTCATGCTAAGATGCTTGGATACACTCCAAGATCAGCTATTGCTCCTCGCGCTACAGTAAATCTTCAAGTAATCAGAGATTCAGGAACTCAGTCTTCTTTAACCTTACCAAAGTTCACAAAGTTTCAGTCTATTCCAGTTAATGGAGCGTCATACACGTTTGTGAACACTAGAACAGCGACAGTTGATTACGACGAAACATGTAATCGTTTCTGTTTTGACGATCTTTATATCTACCAAGGTCGTCCATTAAGTTATACGTTCACATACGATGCCAGTACAAACCCAAATCAAAATTTCGAATTACCAGACGCTGGAATCGATACTTCTACTCTTGAAGTAATTGTACAAGAATCTTCATTGAGCCTTAAAACAGAAAAGTTTACTCTTTCAACTGATGCAACCGAAATTGATTCCTCTACAGCAGCATTTTTCTTGGATGAAACTCGAAATGGGAAATATAAAATCTATTTCGGTGATGGTGTTATCGGAAAGAGTCTAGTAAACGGAAACATCGTTATTGTGACGTATATTGTCACAGAAGGCGCGGCTGCAAACAAAGCCAATGCATTCAGCGTTGTTGATTCAATTGGCGGCTTTCAACAAAGCATTGTATATCCTATCATAGCAGCCACTGGCGGAAACTCTCAAGAAAGTGTTGAGAGCATTCGGTCAACATCCACCAAAGCATATGCATCAAATGGTCGCGGTGTTACGAAAAACGATCTAATTGCTATTATCAAACAAAATTATCCATACTTTCAATCTGTCAATGTCTGGGGTGGAGAAGAAAATGATCCACCTGTGTATGGTAAAGTTTTTGTTGCAGCCAAGCCAACGAATGGTTATGAGATTACAGAAACTGAAAAACTAACTGTGATCAACGATGTTATTAAGCCAGTTTCAGTTGTAACAGTTATTCCAGAATTCGTTGATGTGGATTATAACTATCTTAACATATACGCTGAAGTTCACTATGACAAGACTAAAACAAATCGCTCTTCTGACTCACTAAAGAGTTTGATTAGAAATTCTATTCTTGCATTTAAAACTTCTGATCTAGATGACTTCAATAGTTCTTATAAAGTTTCAAGACTTCTTCGTAAAATTGATGACACTGACCTATCAATTAGTTACAGTGACGTTGTTTGTACGATACAGAAAAGACTCATTCCACAACTAGGTGCCTCAAGAAATTATACATTAAATTTTGGAACTCAAATTTCTAGAGAAGACCCAACATATAAAATTTCATCTACTCCTGCATTTAAAGCATACGATAATGATTTCGTATTGCGTAACTGTAAACTAGAAGAAACGCCAGGAACATCATCTGGTATTGGCTCCATTGAAATCATCGCAGCACCAGGAAGTTATGATGATCCACCTTCGATTGTTATTGAGGGTGATGGTGTTGGAGCAAATGCATATCCTGTTATTGTAAATGGTGTAATTACTAAAGTTGTTATTGATGATCCAGGTGTAAGTTACACAACTGCTACAGCAACTGTATATTATCAGGGTTCTGCTGATTCCACCGCTGAACTTAAAGTTAATGTACAAAACAGATATGGTGTGCTTCGCAGTTACTACTTTGACCAGCAAAACAGAAAAACTGTTTTAGATCCAAATGCTGGAACGGTAGATTATGTTCTTGGTAAAATTACGTTGACTCAATTTGATCCTGTTTCTATCGGTGAAGGTGATTCTAATGATCCACAAAGAACATTGTTTATCACTGCAAAACCAGCAACAAATAACTTCGGATCAAATAGAAGCAGAATCCTCACAATTGATGAGGAAGATGTAGGATCAATTTCTATTGACATGAAGACGGTTGAGTAATGTTTGCTAACAATTACATCTCAACACTAGTTGAAGATCAGCTGCCTGAGTTTATTCGTTCAGCAGATGCTGAAACTGCAGCTGCAAATAACTCAGCACCAACATTCACAAAGTTACTCAAAAAGTATTACGAGTATCTTGAGCAAGATACAAAAACATTAGATGTTGGTAAAAGTCTTTATGATTACATCGATGTCGATACAACTCGACAAGATCTGTTAAAATACTTTAAAACAAAATTTATTGCTTCATTTCCAGAAGAAACTGAACTCTCAACAGAAAAAGTAATCAAGGCAGCAAAAGACTTTTACTCAAAGAAAGGCACGCCAGTTTCTTTTAAATTTCTATTTCGTGCTCTCTACAATCAAGAAGTTGAAGTCTTTTTTCCAAAAGAAGAAATCCTTAGAGCGTCTGACGGTAAATGGAAACTTCCGCAAGCACTTCGTCTCTCATTCGCCGACACCTTAACATTAGTCTCCAACGGCAATGTTTGGGTGAATGTTGCAAGCCCAACAATGGTAAGTGCCAATGGCTTCAATCTAGCAGCAGAAGGCATCACTGCAAATTCTTATATTCAGATTGGGAATGAAAAGCGTAAGGTTATTAATATTGATTCAGTCGGTGCCAACTTAAATGTTGAACTTAAATTTGCAAATCCACTTGGAAATGCAGTATCAATATATGACACTGCAAAATTATATAAAGTTACTGTCAATCCATATTCAACATTTGACGTAAGTAGACTAAACAAACGTCAGGGTATTGGTGAGAC